TCACATTCATCCTTCATGTGTTGTTGAGCTTTGCTTAAATCTTCACATTTAAGCCCAGTTTCATTAGAAACTTCTTCCATATCGTAATTATAAGGATTACGAACAAATACTTTTCTAGTCATTATCTAGCCTTTTTATAAACATTAGGCAGAGCAGAACTGCCACGTAGTAAACCTAAACCTTCAAATATCGTCTTAAGAGATTCTTGCACAGGGTGCAAATACTTAGAAAACGTCGGATTCTCCTCCTGAAAAATCTCTTTAGGCTCATTTAACTTACGTTCTTGTCGTAATAATTGCATAAGTGCGTCCAATTGACCTGCACTTGCACCGTGTTGTCCAGAACGAGCAATAAGCTCTTTAATTTGAGCATCATTCATACCCGGATACAAACGCTTGTTTTCAGTATCCTGATTAATATTAGCTGTCTCAGCTCTTAATTTTTCAGCTGAAGCAGCATTGACTATCGTAGTTGACTTAGCCACCTCAGATTGCTCTTGAGCTGCCTGAGCCTGAGCACGTCTTAAAGAAGTCTCCCCTAATTTGGGAGCTTCAATAGAACTAGTACCAGTAACACCAGACGAAGTGGGAGCAGAACCGGTTTTTGAATACGCCAACATTGGCGATAAACCAGCTGCAGTTAAATCTTGCACCATTCGTTGATAAGTCGTATTAGACATTCTTTCATTGAATGCTTGCGCCTTATCCTGAGCTGCAGCAGCAGCACCACGATTTTGTTCAGCGTTCCATATTGAAACGCCAGTACCTAGTAAATCGCCTGTAGCGCCTAGGATATCTCCACCACTAAAATCCATACTAACGCCCTCCGGTTGTTGAGTTCCCCATTTCTGGGGAACTATTAAATTAAATCTTAGAAATGATCAATTAAGCCGGGTACAGAGTACATCGGCATAGGTCTTGCCATTTTGCAATCAAAAAATGCATCTAGCAAAAATTGTTGACCATTAGCAGCACTACCTACAGCTGTAGTGCGATCGACTGGAGGAGTCTCTTGAATAAAAGTACTATTCAAAGTTGGGAGCGAAGTAAATTTCTGAGCATAATGCCAAGCGTCAATAGTTCCAGTACTTGTTGACTTAAATAAACCAGTAATCTGGCTTGGCTTATAACGATACTCAGCCCAACGTTCCTGATAACCAAATACATCATCATCGGTTGAAGTACCAGTAACATAAATCTCCTTGTTCAATACAGCTTGCTCACCTAAATGAGCAAACACAGGGAAATAAAAGTCATAACGGGTCTCACGAGACCACATCTTAGCTAAACCTTGCTGATATGTTAAATCAGCACGTACGTTTACTAATCCGATAATGTAGCCATGTTCTTGAGCATGGTACGTAAAACCATGTCCACTAGCAAGCGCAGTACCCATTGCAGCCAAGTTACCAAGCGGAGTAGCACCACCAGAAATTGAAGTTGCACTTGTCTGAGCAATCGGGTTAACGTTGACATAGGTAGAACCTCCACCAATATATTCAGGACGCTGTAAACGATAATCCTGAGGAGTAACACCAAAATGAGCACGTAACAACTCAGTATAACGAGTACCACCACGTGCATCACGCTCTAATAAGCGTTGAATTTGGAAAGACTGACGAAGTTGATTAATTGTTGCTGATGTTGCTTCGCTTAAATCAGCATACAAAGCATACTTGTCAGCACCAGTGTAATTAGTACCATCATTGTACAAATTAGCACCAGTAGTAACCATACGGTCATTAGCAATGGTGGCGGTTTTAATTGTTAAAACACGATCACCAGTTGCAGGAGCATCTGCTTTAATAGGAGCAGAAGTGCCTAAAGGCAAAGTAACAGCCTCGCCCTTTTGAGGCCAAGGCAACGCGCCAGTAAAATAATCCTTGCGCTTACCACGACGTACCAATGAATAATCGGTAACGTCATCACCACTATCACCTGTATTTACAGTTAATGAATCTTGTAAGTTTTCATCTCGAAACCACTCATTGTAAATAAGGTTAAACGCACGTAATGGCAGAGCATTGTGCGTAACGGTATTAGAACCAGTAATCTGACCAGCGGTAGGCAAGCCGAAATGGTCATAAATAGAACCCACCGCATACCCTCCCGCTGGAGAAGTAATTGTTGGAATTACATAAGAAATAGAATCATCAGGGTTAGTTTGTTCACCCATAAACTTAACCCAATTCGTCCAAACTAAACGGTTAGGAACGAAAAAGAAAAAAGTATCAAGATGAAGATTATCCATAACAGGAAATAACGGAGTAGCCAAACGAGCAAACATGGTTGCTTTAACATTGTGCATATCTCCGGGTAAAACTTCATCACAGTAAACAGGCACTAAATAGCCTGAATCAAACGTAGTTTTGTGAGCATATTGCGTATCAAAACTAGAGCGGGGGATATCCGCTTTAGGTACCATAGCAAATGAATGTGAACTTACTGACTTATTGCGGTGCATATTATCTCCCGAAAGTTCCGATCTATTTGTTTCCAAATAGACCGGTTAGTTAAAAACCTTAAATATCTTCTCGAATCATTACATCTTTAGCACGAGAAATCAACTTAGGAGAAGCCAATAAATCCATGCCTCCTGAATTGTCATCAAACGTACCTATATAAAACAACTGAAAATCATCTGGGTGTCTGTATAACTGATTGTCATCAGAAGCACGATTAACTTCGTCTTGAAATTGACGAATAGCAACACCCTCAGAAGCAACAAAAGCTGGGCGACCATACGCACCAGCAGCAGTATCAAGAATAGAAACAATAACCATCTTCATAAAAAACTCCTTTAAATCTTACGTTTTAAAAGCGATAACTTAGCCAAAGCGACCTTTTCCTTTACAGCCAAACGCTCTAAAGTGTTATCTTCATATCGAGAACGTCCTTCATGTTCTCTCTTAAATTGTATCGCATCAAACTCCTCTGGAAACAATTTCTTAAACTTACCATCATAAAAACGTGGTGGTCGGCACTTCTTGCCACGCACCACAACAGAATCCGATGGGTATACATCGGAAATGTACTTATCCAACCAAGCCTGTCCTATACCAGGCTTTAAAGACATCTTGTTAAATTCAGGCTGACGCTGAATTAACTCACCCGTACTGATATCGCAGTACTCATAATGTTGCATAGGGTCAATAAATTGCCCATCTTCGGTTAATCGGGGTTTACCATTAACCTTTTTCATAATATATCTCGCAACATAAGCAGCAGATTCAAAATTGACATCACCAACAGAACTGTAGCCATACGGCCAAAGTTCTTCAAGTATCTTTGACGTATATAAGATAGACCCAGTCTGCGTTCTCTGTAAAAACTTCTTATCATCAAAATCAAGCCCAAAGATACAAGCATGAAAGTGAGGCCTATCACGTAACTCACCATATTCTCCTGCCATATAAAATCGAATCGTCTTACCTGTAAAACGCTTCCTAAGCCTTTTCATAAACAACTGAAAATGCTCATAATTCAAAGACAAATCTTTGGCTTCCTTAAGCTCCGCATAAGTTAGCGTTATAAAACAATTATCAGTATGCATTTGTGCCTCATGCATACATCTGACCGCCCACTGACGTGAGCGTTCAAGGCGACAACCAACACACTGACCACAAGGCAACGATAGGGTGCGGACTACGTCAGCACCCCTTATTTCACGCCAAATTATTGATTTGTCAGCGCATTGATAAGCCGTTAACGGCTTATAACACGCCATAAATTACAACCTAAAACCACCACGCTGTGGAGAAGTACGCATATTCAATGCTTTCGTCTTGCTTACGCCTCGACGAAATTTTTTCGCTGCGCCATGCTTGCTCATTGGTTTTCTATGTAACATTTTCATCGTAGCACTCCGTAGTTAAATTATTAGTATTGGTGTCACCTAGCACAGTTACATCAAGTAAAGTAACTGTGCTTTCCGGCTTACGCCGGATCCTTCGGTAATTCTACCGCCTCTGGTGATACCACTTTAGCAGTGTATTCACCATTAATCAATCCCAGCTCAATCGCTTCAGAGCGATTGGCTTCATCCATAAGAAAATTAACTAATTTATATGGGTCATGCTCAAAACGAGCACGAATTTTAGCCGGTAACGTCATAAATTCGCCTTGTGTAGCGTTAATTTTGTTCAAGGCAGCGTGATAGTCCATCACGCCACTAAAATCGCCGTAAGAGGGCTCTATGGCTGTTACAGGGATTCGACCAGTAACACCAAAACGCTCCACAATAACATTAATATCACATTCATCCTTCATGTGTTGTTGAGCTTTGCTTAAATCTTCACATTTAAGCCCAGTTTCATTAGAAACTTCTTCCATATCGTAATTATAAGGATTACGAACAAATACTTTTCTAGTCA